CCGCACGATGCCCTTGATCATGAACATCATCGACTCGCTGACCAAGAACAAGCCAGCAGGCATGGTCTATTTCGTTTTGTGGTGCCGCACTTTTGACGAGTCACTGTTGGCCATCGACAACCCGATGACCCTCGCGTTCGAGTCTGGGTTTACTGGCGAGCGGGCACTGAGTACGTGGAAAGACCGCATGCGCTCCTTGGTTGAACTGGGTTTCATTGATGCCAAGGAAGGCCCCACAGGCGCGCACCACTATGTGTTGCTCTTCAACCCACACAAGGTGGTTTGGAACCTGAAAGATCGCATTCAGGAGGGCATGTTTAGGGAACTGCAGACACGTGCAATCGCTATTGGCGCAAGCGACATGGAACCCGCAAAGCCCGCAGAAGAAGTCAAACCAACATAACCATACCGCCACCACAGGCAAATAAACGAAAGAGAAGAAATATGAAAAAAGCATGGGAAAACGACAGTTGTGAGGCGGTTCAGTCCTACTTCACGGTGTACCGCGTGCCGGTCGCTGCTGCTTTGTGGTGTGGAATTGAGCCAGGTGAAGTTGAAGAACACCTGGCGATGTCTAAGGAAGTCGCAAGGGGGGTTTTGAAGCACCCCTACATCAACTGCCTGGAGCCCCGTTGCCGGGCGATTCAAGACGCAATCGTTACTGGGATTCTGCCGTGCAGCAGGGAAAACGGAAAAGTTGTAGCGCACGACGATCATGTTGCTGCTGAGCGACGTCACGTTTCCCGACAACACCTTAAAGACTGGATTGCCGCGCAGTTCCCGTCTGACAAGCCCGAATTTTTGTTTGACGCCATTGAGCGCAACACGCACTCAGCCATCAATATGGATGCCTTCCAGGCTTTGCAGGCGGATCGAGATGCTTTGAGAGTCAGACTGGAAAAGGCAGCTGATGAGTACCGCAAGCTGCGAGATGAGCGTAATGAGCTGATCGCTGCGAACGAAAAGCTAACTGAACAGCTTAAACCCATCAAGGACGTTGGACTGAGGGCCGAGACAACCTACCTGAACATCATTGGTGGAATGTTGGCCTTGTTCATGATGAAAAGCCCCTCAGGCAAGCCGCATTCTGTTTTTAGTAGTCAAGCGTCTTTGATCGATCAGCTGCTGGCCAACTTCAAGAAGCCCGGAATCACGCAACGGACTCTTGAGGAAAAATTTGCAGCCGCAAAAAAGAGCCTTGACCAGTAACCCAAAACCAAAACCAGCTACCGCAGTTGCGGTGGTGCTTCCCGCAATTGCGGTGATTTCATGAAGTAACCCCGGTCCAATGGCTTCATGTAAACGAAAACGAAAAAGGTGATGACATGTTGCAATTCGAAGACGGACAGGAAAATACTTCATACACGACTGCCATGCGCAGTCCCCGCATCATCCGCGATGCGGCCAACGACCCTTACTTCCGGGCTGCAATCAATGCAGCCAAGACCCGCACATACAGAGCAGCGGTTTCTGCCCGGCTGAGCACCTCGGAGCGGGAAGACCTGTATCAGGAAATCTTGCTTGACCTTCTCGAACGTGAGGCTCAATTTAATCCCGAGAAGGGCAGCCCCGGCACATTTACCGGTTTTGTGTCCGAGCACCGAACCGCCGAATTTCTCAAGGCCCGCAAGACAGACAGAGAGCGCTTGACCTTTGCCTCGGGTGAAGACGTTGACACGCTGGAGATTGTCAATATCAGCCAAGTACGACAAGGAATGGACCAGACGCAGGACGCGGCCAATGACGACGATGCTGCGCCGATCGGTTCAAGTGGATCAAATCACCGATCTCAATGGTTTGATGGGGACGACGATCTCTTTTCAAACTCCAACACTCTCCACGACCTGGAGACAGCACTGGCGCACATGAGCGAAGAACAAGCCGAACTCTTGGACTTGCTTGCTTCGCACCAGGACCTACCCACGGCATCCAAAGCCTGCGGTATGTCTACCGCCACCTTCTACCGCCGCGTCGCCGAACTGCAAATGCACCTTCGCATGTTCGGTATCAGGACTGCCGCCTGACCGATCGCGGGGTGGCTGAGAAAAACGCCCACCTCGCTCAGTAAAAACCTTTAACACCTGCAAACTCCGCGCCCCCTTGGGCAGCGGTGGTAGGCCAACTCACGCCCGGAGATTTGATGAATTACAAAAACGACCTAATTGAAACCTCACGCAGCCACTTGGGTCTGGGTGTGGATATTGGCCGCGCAGCGTTGCAGCCGGTTTACGTCCCTATTGAAAAACTGTCGGAGGCCAATCTGTGTGACTGGGTGGCTAGTGCGCTGGTTGGCCATTGCATTCAGTACCACGAGGGCCTGCTGCTGCGCGATCGCTCTGAGACAAACAGCGACCTGACCACCAAAGATCGCGCACGAATTCACTCCGTCGCACGGCGCGCCTGGATCGCCTGTGAACTTGGGCTGGTTCACCTCTTTAGCCAAAAGGTGGGCGATGACCACTACCGATACATGGCCATGCGCTCCAGTTCCCCTCTGAAGCCCCCCGAAATCCGTACCCAGCTGCGTATCGCGCAGATGGCTCCAAGCAACCCAAAGCCCCACTGAAAGAAAGAGCACCCATGACGCCCGAACCAGAAGTGCTGGATGAAATAGGCCAGCTTTACATGAATGAGCTGGACAAGCTCCCGCTGCAAGACCTTGACCGGATGATCAAACAGGTCACTGCTGCCAAAGACACTGCCGCTTTGTACCTCAACGCATTGCAGTCCACCTTGCACAGTCGCTTGGGCGGTCATGCCCAACAGCTTCGCCAAGAGGCTGGCAAATCCACCGGCACTGTGCGCTTTGAGGTCGATGGCTACATGGTCGTCGCCGATTTGCCTAAGCGCCCTGAATACAACCAGGTCAAGCTCAAAGAAGCCGTGGAAGCGCTGCGTAAATGGGGCGAGGACCCGGAGAACTATGTCGGCATCGAAATCAAAGTTGCCGAGTCCAAGTACACCGCCTGGCCGCCCGGAATCCGCGACTTATTCGAGCCTGCACGCACGCTCAAAACCGGTAAGCCCAGCTACAAGCTCGAGCAGATCAAGGCCGGAGAAATCCCCGACGCTGCCAACGACAGTCACTTTGGTGGGGGTGTGTGATGGCCATTTCACTTGCACAACTCACCCGCGCCAATACGCCCAAGCCACCCCGCATTCTGATTCACGGTGTTGCAGGCGTTGGTAAGACCACCTTCGCCGCAGAAGCGAACAAGCCTGTTTTCGTGCAAACGGAAGACGGTCTGGGAACAATTCCGGCAGCTAGCTTTCCGCTTGCACGCACGTTTGAGGAAGTCCTTGAGTCACTGGCCTCGCTGTACACCGAAGACCATGACTTCAAAACCGTGGTGATCGACAGCGTGGACTGGCTTGAACCCTTGGTTTGGGGCAAGGCCTGCCGCGACAACGGCTGGGGATCGATTGAAGACGCCGGGTACGGCAAAGGCTACGTGGCCGCTTTGAGCCTATGGCGTCAGTACATCGACGGCCTGAACGCACTGCGTGACGACCGTGGCATGACCGTTGTGCAAATCGCGCACACCGACATCAAGCGTTTTGACTCGCCTGAGCACGACCCCTACGACCGGTACGTCATCAAGTTGCACACCCGCGCAGCGGCGCTGATGCAAGAGCACTCCGACATCGTGCTGTTTGCCAACTACCGCATCTCCACCGTGAAGGCCGATGTCGGCTTCAACAAAAAAGTAAACCGCGCCATGGGCTCGGGCGAGCGGGTGATTCACACCGCCGAGCGCCCAGCCTTTTTGGCCAAGAACCGCTATGGCCTTCCTGAGACCCTGCCACTGGACTGGCAGTCCTTTGCCCAGGCCATGCCCGATGTGATCAAGCCCATGCTGATCGCCAACCCAGTCACCCCCACCAACCTCACCACCTGAAATTGAAATAGGAGAAATCACCATGGCTTCATTCGGACAAACTTTCGACGCATCCTCAATCGAGCCCAGCAGCGGCTACGACGTTTTGCCACCCGGCAAATACCTGGCCCAAATCGTTGTAAGCGAAATGCGCGCAACCAAGGACGGTCTGGGTCAGTACCTATACCTTGAGGTAGATGTCATTGAGGGGCAGTACGCAGGGCGCAAGCTCTTTGACCGCCTGAACCTCATCAACGCCAATGCAGATGCTGTGCAAATCGCACAGCGCACGCTGTCATCCATCTGCCGTGCCGTGGGCAAGTTGCAGGTCGGCAATTCCGAGCAGTTGCACCTCATCCCCTTGATCGCAGATGTGCGTGTGCGTCCCCCGAAGGGCATTTACGGCGAGAGCAACTCGGTCCGCTACCTGCCACGCGGCGGCCAGGCTGCAAACGCACCTACTTTCAGCACCGGTCCTGCCAATCCGCCAGTGCGTCCTGCTGTGGCTACGGCAACGCCTGCTGCCAACGGACTGCCCTGGAAGCGTCAGGCCTGAGATCCCAATGAACGAACACTTCACATTGCATCAAGGTACGCCGGAGGCGGTGCCCCTGCCGGACTCGGCGCAGAGCTGTCGTGAGCGGATGGCGGCGCTGCAAGGCGAGATTGCCTCGTGAAGCCTTCAAAGACACCTTGATTGAAATGGTGCGTGAAAACTGCAATGACCAGGAGTGGGCGGGCCTGGTGCAACGTGCGCGTGACTTGCACGCGAGCCAAGGGGGGAACCATGGCTGAACTGCCCGCCATCACAAGCCTCACCCGCGAGGCCATCTTCTCGGGCTATGAAGCGGATGCCAGTGACGGGTTTCGCAGCCACCTTGGCGCGTCCCTCATTGGCAAGGAATGCGAACGTGCGCTTTGGTACGACTTTCGGTGGGTGACGCGCAGCAAGCACCCAGGACGGTTGTTGCGCTTATTTGAAACCGGCCAACTGGAGGAAGCACGTCTGGTGTTGAACCTGCGGCGCACCGGCGCGACCGTACTCGAAGTTGATCCTGAGACCGGGCGTCAGTTTCGGGTGCAGGCCCATGGCGGCCACTTTGGGGGCTCGCTTGACGGTCTTGCCATCAATTTGCTTGAAGCACCCAAAGCCTGGCATGTGCTGGAGTTCAAGACGCACTCCAACAAGAGCTTTGGCGATCTGGTGGCCAAGAAGGTGCGCGAGTCCAAGCAGCAGCACTTTGCCCAGATGCAAATCTACATGCACCTGATGGGCATTACCCGAGCGATGTACTTGGCTGTGAACAAGGACACCGATGACCTGTATGTCGAACGCGTGGAGGCAGATGTCACTTATGCGGAACTTCTTCTGGAAAAAGCCCGGCGAATCATCTTCGCCCAAACACCACTGCCACGCATCAGCGAAGAGCCCAGCTGGTATCAGTGCCGCATGTGTGACCACGCACCGGTTTGCCATGCAAGCGGCAACAGCGTGGTGGCACCTGCGATCAATTGCCGTACTTGCCTGCACTCAACACCCGTGGATGGTGGTTGGCATTGCGACCGGCATCAAAAACGCCTGACCGAAGTAGATCAGCGCAGCGGCTGTGAGCAACACCTGTACCTGCCGCCACTTGTTCCTGCATTGCAAGTCGATGCGGGTGACGACTGGGTTGACTACGAATTTACCAACGGAGTTCGCTGGCGCGATGCCGGTTTGAACAAGCACGCCGCCAACTGAATCCCCAAC